CCTGAGTCGACTTGCCCATGCGCTTGGCGATGTCGTTCGATACTTCAGCTTCGAAGCCAGCGCCCTTCCAGTCGCCGCTGATAGCAGCGTTGATGGCGCGGGTCAGCGAATACTTAGACTTTTCGCTATCGCTCATGTCCGGGGCAAAACCGTTGCCCATGCTTACCGAGCGCTGCTCGCCAACACTGGCCAGCTTGTGGTCGAGTGCCAGACCGCGAGCCTCTTCGATGGATGTGCCCTTCTGGATCATGCTTACGCGGAGGTCTTCCGGCAGCTGGTGCGAACGGCACATAGCATCGATTTCGGCGATGCGTTTGCGCTCTACGTCAGCACCTTGCGATTGAATAGCGCGAAGCTCTTCAGCCGAAGGCGTTGCAGGTGCACCGGTAGCTTCGGTGCCGTTGTTTTGTGATGCAGTGGTCATAGTTGACTCCTTGGTGGTTTCGGCAGCTGCCGGTGTGATCTGGCGAGTGATAACTTCCACTGCCACTTCGTTTTCTCCGGCAGCACGGCCCACGCCAACAGACGCGTCGGCGGGTACGGTTACCAGTGAAATTTCGAGCACCTCCCAATCAAGGGCGGTGTAGGTTTCGGTTTCGGTGTCTTCCATGTACTTGTAAACGCGATACATAAACGACACATTGGTCAGAATGCCGTCCAGGCATTGCTGCATAGCCCATTCGCCACGGTCATCTTTGCCAAAGCGAACAACGGCATAACCCTTGCTAGCGCCGGCATCAACCCGTACTGTTTCAACAACGCCCAGCAGGTCATCCATGCAGTGGTTAAATAGCAGTGGCAGATTGCCGGTGCGGTCGGTAACGCGCATGGCGCCCGGGGCGTGCGACAGGCTTTCTTTGCCAAACCACATATCAATGGCGGCGTCTGAGCTAAACGAGAGCTCTACGGTGCGGTTTTCTGCGTCCACCGTAATGTCTTGCGCTCGAATCGACAGGTTCCGCGTTTGCGGCCCCATCTTTTTCGGTAGTGGTTTATTCATGGTGACTCCCAATAAAAAAGCCGCCTACAGTTACCTGTGGCGGCTTGGTGCTTAATTAAATGCGGCTAATCGTCTTTGTTGTCCGGTGCATCCGACTCGGTGTCGTCAGGCTGCTCGGGCGGTGGCGCGGCTGCTTTATCGGCAGCGGCCTTGCCCGGGTCGGTGGCAAAGGTCAGGTCCAGTTGCGCCATGAGGTCTAGCTCCTGACGACGTGCCTTGAAGATGTCTTCGGCATCGGCGCCACCGGCCGTTAGGCCAATGACATCGCTAACCGTCATAAAGCCACTCTGTACCGCCTCGCTGTAGGCCTTAACCTCTTTGAGCGGGTCGATCCAGCTCCAGCCGCGTGGCTTAAACCGAACGGCGTGGTAGCGCGATTTATCCAGGTAGTAATCAGCAGGCATTTCAATAACGCCTGACTGAACAGCCAGATCCAGCCATTCGGTGTAGATCGGGTGCAACACGGTGCTGATGAGCCAGCCTTGTAGCACGCGCCACATATCGCGGTCATCCAGCAGCGCAAGGCGCGAGCTGGAGTAGTTACTCTGCGAGTAGTCCCGAGACAGGCTTTCGTAGCTCACACCCACGCCAGCCGCCATTTCACGCAGCATGTAGCGCATAAATGCATCCAGGCCGGTATTGGGGCGCGTTGGAGAAAACCCTGTAAAGCTCTCACCGGGGTTTAGTTTCTGAATGGTGCCCGGGGCCAGGTCGGTCAGTAGGTTGCCATCTTCCTCGCCGTCATGAATCTGCTCTTCAGGCGATGTGACAAAACCCATGATCGATGCCGAAGCACGGGCAGCCACGATCTCTGCCTCAGTGTAGCCCTTCATGTCATTCATTTTGCGCAGCACCGAGTGGAACATTGGCACGCCACGCGTTTGCGGCCAGCGGTCTACGATGTAGAAGTGAATAATTTCACTGGCAGGAATGCGGATAAACTTGCTGGGTTGAAACGACTGAAACTGGTAATCGCCGGGGTGCTTTGGGTAGAACCAGTAAGCCTGGGGGCGGCCCCACTCGTCGATCTCGACACCCATGCGGATCTCGTTGCCATTAGGCGCACGCGCCGATGACCACTGATCCATAAGGCGGTCTGCCTCAACAAACTCGTAACCAACCGGCACACGACCATCGCCAAAGCGCTGGTACACCTTACGGATAACCCCCTCACCGGCCTCAACCATCTGGCACACCGCCAGGCGTAGCATGCCGGTTAGATCGAGCAGCCCAGCCACATGAAACGAATCACGGCGGCAATGCTCTGCCCAGGCGGTTTCAATGGCGGTATTGAGCTTTTCATTGAGCTTGCCGCGCTTGTTTACGATCTGGCACTGCAGGCCAATACCCTGCCCGACCACATTGTTTTGAACAATGCGCACCACGTTTCTGGCGTGCGGGTTGTCTCGCACCATCTCGCGTGAACGGGCACGCAGCAAGCGCAGACTGGTTAAAATCTCCGAGTCGGCGCTGGTGCCAAGGGCTGTCCAGTCGCTGGTCAGGCGGTTAACCTGTGCGCCCTGATACAAACGGGCTGGGTCCTGGCCTTTTACCGGCATCGGGATAATGTCGGCGGTCTTGCGGAATACGCCTTTAGACTCACCGGCAGCGCGGATGCTATCGGGCAGCGTTTCAGCAGTCATGGCTTTGGGTAAACGGTCGCTCATTTGCTGAACCTCACTCGCGTGTTGCGCGGGTTGCCTAACCCGTTTTTAATGCGCTGCTGTGCTTTCTCGTGCGAAACCCTGTTCTTCCAGTAGTTAATCTCTGCAAGAATCTGGCTGGAGTCGGCAAACGTCATGGCACGCATGCCGATGGTGTAGCTTTTGATCTTGCCGCCATTGGCGCGGTAGTTGGCCAGCGCAGCTTCGGCATCAGCCAAGGCCTTCTCTGCCAATGTGCGGCCATCGAACCCCTCGGCGGCGGTTGCCAGATTCGGCAAAACATTTAACTGGCCGCTGCCGACCGTAAGGCGCTCGCCGGATGTCTCGATTACGGCTTGCCAGCTGTAATCGCCAGCGGTGAGTGCGTTGGCCTGCTCAATCGTCAGCTGCGTCTTCCAGCCACCGTCATCAGAAACGGCGGTAAGCGTTACCGGTGCAGACGGTCCGACGAGGATGTGTTTCAGCGTGTACATGCTGCTGTCGACACGCACGCCGTCGACAAGCAAAGGCTCATCGCGCCAGCTGGTTGTATCGCCAACTCGCAAGGTCGAAGGAATGTTCATCGTGCAGTTTCCACCGCTTTCGCCATGGCGTTGCGGAAGTTATCTAGGAATTTCGCCGCATACACTCGGTTTGCGACGCCATAAAAATCCAGCCGAGGCCGATAAGTCGGGCTCGGTATGAAATAAAAAATCGGTTGAATCATTGAACCGCTAGCCTGGTTCACTCGCTTCCAGATGCCAGCAATCTTGCCTTTAGGCTTTCCGACGAAATACGAATAGCCAGTTCTGCTAGTCATACGTTTTCGGCCTTTGGCATCCATATTGGCTCGGAAGCCATTCGTGCCAAACGCCTTCAGGTACGACAATATCTGTGTGACTTGCCCTGCTTTCACATTACCGTTTGAATCCATATCCGCGAACTTTGTCGGGTAGACCATCATTCCGGAAGGCAAGGCCCCTATGCTTTGAAGTGCCTTTTCCATCCGTTTGTACTTTCGCTTTCCGCCTTCCGTTTCTGGGATTAGCCAGTTAACCGGTGCCGGTCCGTTAGACGATTGGTTCTTAACCCAAACGGTTGCTACTGGGTTTTTCTTGTTACCACGTTTTACATACAGACTGTTCAGTGTCCACCTGGTCGGGGCTACAAAAACCCGATGCATCTCCTGAACAATCTCAGCTTTCACATTCTCGGCAGTTTTGTTGACTGCATCTGCCACTGCCCAGGGCAGCTGGTCGCGCCGGAAAACGTCTAGGCTTTTGATCGCTGCATCGATGTCAACGTGGACTCCGAGTTGCATGCGACGCTCCAGAACTGCCCATAAAAAAGGCTCAGAACCGGGTTGGTCTGAGCCGCTTTATTGCCCTAGAGACACCAAGAGCAATCTATCGAATTGAGGCGAATATTGGTGCTTGCTCTCTGAATTGTCAAAAAAACGTGAGTTTTCGGATGAATATCGCGCAAAGCCTCGCCGGTTAAGCGTTTGAAGCCGTTAACCCCCTGTTGCTTTGGCGATGGCTGCACGGGCTTTATCGATCCAGTGCGCTGCGGTAGCGTCTTTGGCAATTGGGGCAAACAACGTATCCAACGCTTGCAACGCCTCCAGCAGATCAGGCGCGGCAGCCATTAAACGAGCGTTTGGTTCGCGTGGCTTTTCGCAACAATATAAAATTGAATACCCAGTAGCTTCGCTATGAAGCGTAATGTCACATCTGTCTTCCATTGTGTCTCTTGACCAATACCATGGCCCGGGCGTGTGTTTATTGTTCATGATTAATTCTCCTCAATACATTGTGCCACGCGTCGCCGCGCTTCGTTGAGATAGCGGCCAGCCGCATTCTTGTCGCAACCAAGGTGCAAACCAAGGTCGCGGATGCTGCACTGGCTTTTGTAGAATTCATTCAGGGTTGCCTTCAGGATGACCGGCAAGCGATTCACCGCCGCGTCTACGGCTCGCAGATCCGCATCATTTAAGCCAACCGGCGGGGCCGATCCAAAGCTGTTACCGAATCGGGCCTCTCTGAACATGGGGCAGACAGACGAGTACCCGATGGATTTGGTTTCTACTTTGATGGCCCACCTGCCCCAGGCGGCTAGTAGAATTTCTACGCTTGAAAGTTCCATAATCACCTCGTTACCAGTTGCCAGCAAAGCCGCCGGGGCGACGTTTGCTGGGGATGTGCTGTTTGATCTTGACGCTTGGACGGATTTCTTCAGTTGGTGCTGGCGCGGCGGTTTCTGTGCGCTCTTCCGGTTCGATCATGGCAGCGCGTTTTGTCCAATCGGATTGCCGCCATTTGTGCAGGTACAGCTCTGGGTGGTGGCTGGCTGCAATCGCGTACACGCGGGTATCCAGCGGCTCGTTGCGCTTGCCTTTTTTGATCTCCCACCGGTTTTTGCGTGGGTTGTAAGTTTCGGATACCAGCCCATCAAAATACTGGGGCTCCAGCTCGGTGGAGAAGTGCATCTTTCGCTCTGCCGGGTCTTTGTCGGCATCACCATTCAACCGGGCATATATGAGGTGTTTTGCGGTGTCAGTGCCTACCGTATAGAGCGCAACGCCCTTCTTAATGGTTTGGCCTTTAAAGTTAACGTCCTGATGGCTTGGCTTTCCGAGAATTGTGCGGCCCGACTGGTTTGCGCCCTTGATGGCGATGCAGCGGCGAACCCGCTGGCTGCGCACAAAGGCATAGACCGCGTGCGTGTGGTGGCCACCGGTATCAATGGCGGTGGCTTCGATACGCATGGCGCGGCCATAGGCATTGGTAAACTCTGCGGACAGGTAATCTG